ACTTTATACTCGTCTTTTATTAGTCCTACTTTTGCGTACTTTTGCTTGGAGGAGTTTTTTTGTACCAGCCTTTTCTCGCGCTGCTCTGTCTTCCCTCCTATCCGCCTCTATTTTTCTTTTCTTTGCCCAATCTCCAAGACTTCTTGATTTTGGCTGCGGTTTTCCAGCATCTCTTTGTTTCTTTAAAACTCCTAAGTGCTGTCTTGTTTTTTTCATTTCACGATTGGGTTTATCTTGTTCTCTAATCTTTCCAATCTTTTTGTGATCTGCCCAAGTAAGGCTTGTCCAGGGTCTTCCGCGCACAATTTTTTCGATTTGTTCTTCTGCACTTAATTTTTTTTCCGTTGCCATGTTTGCACCGCCTTTTTCAAACATTCGATTATTCATTGTTTCTGCTTTTTTCAACAACTTATCCGCCTTGGTAGACGAAATATCCATCTGTTTCTGCATTTGCGCTCTGCGAACCATTAGTTTTCCCACAAAGAATCTAAATCAAGGCTCGAATCAGGAAGTATCGAAGTTGCTTCCTGCGGTGTTATCTCACGGCTAAAAGTATACCCACCGTCTATCCGGGGGATAGCGGATCCCCCATCACTAAAAGTATACCCACCATCTATGCGAGGAATAATGTAGCGCCCGTCACTGAACTGAACACCACCATCTATCCTCGGAATGACATATTCATTCCCAAAAACCGGGAATGACATGACTAATAAAATCAAACAATGTTTCATGTGGAACATATTAATTTTTCCCTGACCGTTTACGTCTTTGCCTGGACTGTTCCGATAACGCTATCGCTACCGCCTGTTTACGGCTCTTGACCCTCGGTCCATCCTTACTGCCACTTTTAAGAGTCCCTTGTTTGAACTCTTTCATAACCTTTCTCATCTTGGGCGAACCCCTGGAAGACTTACCCATCTTTTTTAAACCTGTCTAGTACACCATATTTATCCAGTACAACACCGATAATAATGCCTATAAATAAAACACCTATCAAGTCCATTATTCACCCCTCCCGGCACCGCCCATTTTTTCAATACGTTCTAAATTAACATTCGCCCTCAACTGGGCGATATCTTCTGTTGAATCTATTTTCTCACGGGTTATGTCCTGGCGCTCTCCTTCTCTCTGTTCTTCGAAAGACTGTTTCTCGGAAAATTCATGGGCTTTTCGTTGCAGGTCCATCGACTTGATATCCAGTTCCTTGGAACGTAACTCAACTAACGGATCCGGTCCCTGCTGAGGTGGCATCAATGCACCCATTACTTCTCCGGTAATCACTGCAATTAACTGAGCAACTCGAGGCTCTACATCTACCTGTTGGGGTTGCTGCCCCATCGCCATTTGTTCCTGCATCTGTTGTTGCATTTCGGCCATCGCCATGTTACGGGCTTTTAAGGCCACATGTTGACATAAATGGGATTGAAGTAAGCCGAAAATAGGAGGAGTAGATGCAGGAATGGGGGTTTTCATGAAGGCAACGTGGGCAGCAATGTGAGCGTCATGATCCTGATCAGGAAAAGCCTGAAGAGGTTTTTGCATGATAGCTATAGAATTCTCAATCGCCGGGTCCATCGGCTGGGGCTGAGGAGGGGGCGGTAATATGGCTTCTATGTTCTGTACTCCAATCGATTCGTACATCCGTCTATATGCTTCATATAGATTGTGCATCTGGGGATTGGATTGCGCTAACTGTAACTGGGTCTGTGCCAGAGCCATACGCTGTGACATAGAGAAAATATTCGGGTCTGCAACCGGGATAACATCTACACGATCATCAAAATCAGTTTGCTTGATCATCGCATCTACACCAATAAGCTGGTAAGGGTACATCGGAGGTAAAGATTCTGAGAATACCCTCGATAACATCCTGAATTCCTGCTTCTGGGCATAGTACATACGCTTATGGATCGCTGACATTACCCTTGAACCACGTTCCAGTAACGCAACTGTCGTACCTACCGCTGCCTGTTGGTTACCGTCACCAACCTGCATATCGGCTATCGCTGCAAAACGACGCCCGGCATCGACTACGAAACCTAATAGCTGCATTAATGTCTGACTAGGCTCCTTATAAGGTAAAGGAATCAAACTATCCCTTAAAGCACCGCCAGGAGCATCAATATCACGGAATTCTCCGGGAGATAATGGCTCATCTGCGTCCCTGATGCGTATCCCACGGGCTTTGAACCCTGCCGGAAGGTTCGCTAACGTCCCGGAATCAATTAATTGACGCAAAATAGACGTCGCTGACCGTCCCAGGCCACCAATCATGTGTAATAAACCAAATCCGTAGAATCCCAGACCCGGTAAAAACTTATAATGGGCAAAATATTGCTGTTTTCGGTGAAAATCATCACCTTCTTTCCAGTTTCGACGAATCGACAGTATTTTTTCACTACCCTGGTCAATTGTCACTATATATGGGAGCTTAATACCCGTCGTTTCTTCGTCAAACGGGTTACGATGCTCAAAACCCGGTAAATCGAGGTCGGTATGTACCTCCAGAAGCGTACAATCCAGATCACCGGTCGTCTTTTCAATCCCGGAAAGCTCCCTTTCCTTGTCCCTTAACTCGTCAGATTTCTCATATGGTTCCAGCTCTATATCCCTGTAAAACCCTCCGGCTTGGAATTTTCGTACATCATTCAATGACATACGTATAACATGCGTCACCCTGGATGCTGAAGCCAGATCCGTTGCATTGTATGGGACGACTAAATCGTCTGCCGGGACGAACCGGGACACAGCACGGTCCAGGATATCGTCAAAATAAACTTTTTTGAATGCACTTCCCGCTAAAGGCAGGTAAAACAGTAACCTGTCCATCTCAGGATCGTATTCGTCCATGACATGGATAATCTGATAATTCATGAAATCCTGTATTCTCTGGGATTGGGCGACTACTTCAGGGTTCGAAGTGCCTACTACCTGGGTGCGTACAGGACCGGAACTCGGTAATAATTCCTTATAGGCTTGTGCCTGGAATTGAGTGACAGCTTCCGCTATTAAAGGATGGGTAACACCGCTCGAACCCCGGAAAGGCTCTTCACGTTCCTGGTACTTGATACCCAGTAACTCAAGTCCCTCAGTATAAGCATCTTCCCATTCCTGACGCCCGGAATGATCTTCTTCATATTGCGATACCAGTTCCTGGGCGATTTCCGTTAACTGTTCCTTGTCAAGTAACTCTGAAAGATTCGCATCGGGTTCGGATAGTAACTGCTCCTGAACCATCTCTTCCATCCCGTTACTACCTACCAGGACAGAACCATCTTCTTCTTCCGATACTTCCGGGTCCTCTTCAAGTTCCTCGACAACAATTTCTTCATCACCGCCCATACCACCCAGGGGCATACCCTGGGCTGGCATCGCGCTATCAATCAACGATGTTGGTTCAGTGGCCATAAACCTTCCTATATCAAGTTATTTATTTTGTCAAGCCCTTTGACTTCTCATAGGTGCGTAATGAACCCAGACCCAGTAATCCACCTAGAACCGTCATTAAACTCGCCATATCGAATTCAGGTAATTCCGGTATCTCTGCACCAAATAATGTAACAATAAATATAATAATCGGTTGTAACACAAAATGATAGCCAAATGCTACCCCGCAAACCCATCCTATGAACGGACGCCACGAACTTTTGAAAAAACTAGGCGAGGCCGCTTCAATCTTGTTTACCTCAATCTGCGCTATCGCTACTTCATGCGCCTGTTTCTCGGCCATCGTAGCAATCTCATGCGCTAATGCCAGTTTCTGATCCTTATCCTCGATAAATTTGTCAAGTAACCCGGTTACGGGTCCTATTAGTGCTGTTAACATATTATCCTCCCGCTAAAGCCCACCAACATTCTACCTCGGCACACGCTCTCGCACCCGCCCTTAATGCACCCGCTAATCCCGCAGTTGTGAAAATACTCGCATCTATAAATAATACCGGATAACCAAATGCCCCGTTATTACTAGCATAATCAATGTTCTGGTACGCACTGTTATCCATACGGAATACAATTCGTGTCTCATCTTCATATAACTTCGTAAGCTCGGTAATCGAAATCTGCCTGTTATTCTTCACCAGTACCGCATTGGGCGGTATTCGCTCAAAAGAACCCTTTCCCCCGTCCCATATCGCTGAAAACATAGGTAATGATACGTCAAATGCTAATCTCTGCGGCCTGTCCGTGAAAGCAACCAGCTTATTATCATCAGACTTAAATAAAGATAAATCATAATGATCTTCTTTCTTCTCGATAACAGCACGTTTCGCGGTAATTACAAATAATAACTTTACCTTCATATGACCCGGTAAATTATCTAATCTATCCGCTAACTCTACCCCCGTCTGCGGAGGGGGTATTGGCGTCGCATTAGAAGAACACGCAACAATACCCACTAAAATGGAAAGTAATATGAAAAGTAAAATAACCGGATGGTTTTCGAGCTTAATCATTAGTAATATGCCCTTGATATTAATCGGTAATCTGGAATCGAATCCTCTTCATCACTGTCCAATCTCAAGAAACCGCCTTTACGGTAACGTATTAACGCCATGGACATCGAATCACAATAATCATCATGTTCCCCATGCGGAAATGCCGCACATTCCTCTATTAATTCATCTGCAAATTTCTTCTCGGGTGCCCATACCCTACCACTCTCAAACATCGGCGCTACCATGTGCATCCTGGTGTGCTTGTCTTTCCCCTTACTCGGCGTGTAATTCACTACCGGGATACCCATATTTCTTAACTCATCAGTCAAAGGCGTACCCGTAGCCTTCGCTTCAATCAATATCATATCAGGTTCCCAGTAA